GTGGACAGTCGCTGATCCCCCTCTAATGCCATTTTGAGTACAACATCTGACAGTACTCTCAAACTTCTTGAGGAACGGTACAACGCCAGTGTGCTGTACTTCGCCACCCCTGATTTTACTGTTGATGCCACGGATGCGACCTGCGTTGATGCCGATACCCGCCCTTTGTGCAACGTACTTACCAATAGCCATGTCAGAACTAAAGATGCTATCGAGGGTGTCATCAACGTCAACAAGAACACAGCTTGCAAATTGTCTAAGTGGAGTTCTAACCCCTCCCATGATAGGTGTGGGAATGTTGATTTTGTGTTTGCTGATTGCGTCGTAGTATTTTTTGACATATTTTAATCTGTAAAACTTATCATCGTCTTGGAAAAGGGTTGCAGCGATCATCATGTACATGAACTGAGGAGTTTCGTAAACCTCACCTGTACTTCTATCCTGTACTAGGTATTTATCTACCACCTGTCTTATACCTGCATAGGTAAAGAGGTAGTCTCTGTCGTGATCAATGTACTTACCTAGTTCGGTTATTTCATCATTAGTATATTTCTTAAGGATATCTTCATCATATAGATTTCTATCTATACATGATTGTATATGTTCTACAAACTCTGTAGGATGATCTGGGTGTCCTTTATATACAGACTTCCTTAAACTAAAAAGAAGTAATCTAGCAGCAACGTACTGATAGTTTGGTGCTTCTAAACTAATTAAATCATTAGCAGACCTTACCAGGATTTCCTGTATGTCTGATGTCTTAATACCATCAAAGAATTGTAGTCCACTATTAATCTCTACTTGTGATTCAGAGACACCTGCTAGACCTCTACAGGCATGTTCAACAATGTGATGAACTCTATTTAAGTCAAGAGGTGTTTTAGAACCATCTCTCTTGATTACGTTTATCTCCTTAGGAGTCATACTTTTTTCCAACTATTGAGTTTAATTTTTGCTTCTATACCCTGATAGACATTTGATTCTACCATAGACTGAACGTTATGTCCACTAAGGAACATGTCATTTATGTCTTTTTGTTGTAAATTATGTGGCCATATTACTACCTTGTCTCCTCTATCGATGGACTTGGAGATTCGGTTGACGATTTCTCTGTTACGAGGTTCGTTATCAAAAACCCAAATATAATCGCTCCAGTTATACGTCCGAGGATCAATATCGCTGCCAGCCATCGCAACGGAATTAGCCAAGAAGAGCGAGTCGAAAGGTCCTTCGACAATATAGACTGGTTTTGTTTCATTGATTCTGTTTAGACCATATATTTTGGGTTCGTTTTCGTCCAACATCACTGTGATGTATCTGAGTCTGTCTCTTGGATCGAGGCTTCTACCTTGGAAACCGAACCATTTAGTTCCTCCACTTGTTTTTTTAAGGAATGGTATAATGATCCTGCCTTGATCACCATAGACTTCTGCTGATGATGGTTTCTGCGACTTGACCCAAGTATAGAATTCTCCTGTGTAGAAGAGTTCTCTGTAAAATTCTTGAGGAATTTGTCTGGCATTTATATATTTTACTGCAGGGTGCTCTTTATTTAGATCAGCAATACTTTTCAGATCTCCATGTTTTTCAAACACAGGTTTCTTAAATTTTGGTTTAGGAACATATGATCCTTTACCTGTAGTGCCACTCTTATATCTCTCCATAATATACTCATCATAGAGATCAGGTGCTTGATCCTTTAGAAAATTAGGTAGGGTTCTACCTACACCACAGTTGTGGCATTTATATACCATGTCTTGCTTAAGCCTAAAAAAATACCCTCGTGCCTTGTTCTTATGTTTCTGTGAATCACCACAGTAAGGGCATCGAAAGTTGTATAGGTCTGCTTTCTTCCTTGTAAACTTGTCTAGTCTACCAGAAAGTAATGAGACATAGTGTGCATCAACGAACTCGTTCAATATCTTGGACTACTAACCCACTTATTGTACTAACTTCTTTGTCATTTGTCAAGTTTCTCATAATTTGTAGTCCTGGTACGGATAATATGAATGATATTACTACCAATCCACCTGCTATAGACCACATCTTTTTCTCTATCGTTCTCAATCTATCATCTACCTTTCTTATATCTCTTTCACATCCTTTCTTTATTGCGTTCGTCTCTCTATTAACATCAGCAGATAGTCTGTCTATTTTCTCAAACAATATTTCATCTACCTTATCCTGTTTATCTAACTTCTCATTGTGTACAGCAAGAAGTTGACCCATCTTAACAGAGTTTTCCTGTAGAGTCTCTACGACTCGTTCGAGTCTTTCTATTATAGCTGAGTTTATGTCAGACATTACCTTGTCTCGTCTTGTTCCGTTCCTGCTCTTACTTGTTTCTTAAGTTGTTGTGTCTTTAATTGTAATTGTTTTTGTAATTGTTGTTTCTTCAGCATTATTTTTTTCTTTTCGATAGCAATCTTTGAACTTGCCATCTGCTGTTTCATCTGATCTTCTGAACTTTCGTATTGTACATTCTTCATAGCTTTCATTCTTCTATCCATGAAATACTTTGCAGCATTTGCAGGTAGAATTCTCTCTATCTCTATACCAGACCTAAGATTTGGCATGATACTCATGCGTAGTTTCATCTTAAGTTCAGCAGGTGAACTTGCAAATAGAATAGTCTCACCAACATTAGGAATCTTTACCTTATATTGGAATAATCTACTCTTCATCTCCATACCTTCCTTCAATTTGTTGCCAGGCATAACTAATTTCTTAGCGTCTTTCTTTTTAACCTTACCACGAAAACGTTGTACAGGATCATAACCTGCTGTAGGACCTGTTGCAGCGTCTGCACCAGTATATCCAGTTGTTTGCATCTCTTCGTTCATAGGTTGTCTATCTCCTTTTGAATATCATTATCAATATCAAGGTCGGGAAGCATCCCTACAGGATATTTATTCAAATAGATTAATATAGTTTTGAGTATAGACCAATACTCCCTTTCTAATCGGAAGAAAAGAAGGGGAGTAGCTGCCTCGCCAAATACATTATAAAGAATTATCAGATGATTTATAATGAGGTGAGTTCTCAAAGCACCACCTCTGACATAACGTTTCAAAAGTCGTTTCAAATACTTGAAACGTTTCATGTCTTCATCAAAGTCCTCTCTTGTAACACAATGAGGATTCTCATAATGTTTAATGGCGAACAGAATGTAGGTCTCCTCATTCAGTTCGTCAAAAATCATTTATTAGGTTGTTGTAATTGTCTTGGTTGAACCAGATCCACCTGCACCTATTGTATCTCCAAGTACGAACACCTTATCAGATGCTGTTGAAGTACCTGCGTCAACAATGGTTCCAGAGATTGTCTGAGCACCGATAGTATGTACCTTACTTGCAGCAGCACATGTGAATGTAAATTCAACACGGTTTGTACCTGTCTGTGCAGCAGCAGTAGCAGTAATAGATGCACTATCTGTAGTATTAGTAACTACAAGAGTAGCACCGTTAGTCACATCAACTAATTCGTTGTATATAACGACAACAGTTCCAGTTGCAGCAGCTTCATATGTAGTCTCTTCAAAGAATACAGCAGTGATGTCTGCGTTACCAAGAGTGTTTGTACCAGATCCACCTGCTCCTACAAGTCCATCTATGGAACATAGTATCTCATCCCAATACCTTGTCTTAGTAGCATTTTTGTAGTGTCTCAATACCCATCCATCTGCAGTTGCAAAGATGTTTTGAGGATCTACGCCAGTACCACGCACAGCCCACTTAGGCTTTGATTCATCAGCATCGGTTTTACCCCAAAGTGCCATAGTTATACTCCTGATTTGTCGTTCTATCTCAAATTATTTATAAAAAAACATGACTCTACGACCCAATAATTATCGGGTAACTATAGCAGATTTTACTGTTTCTAAAAGTTTATCATCCATGTCAGTTTTAGTTAATTTAACTGCTTTTTCAAGGATAACAATACACAATTTGATTAAACCCTCACCCAATTCTGAGTCATCAGGGATTTTGCTTACAGCATCAGATACAATTTTAGATGCGAATGGTAGTAGAAAAGATAACATAATTAAACTTCAAATTCTACCCTATATAGGCTACTTTAGTCTGGTGTAAAAGTATTGTTCTTAACGTATCCCCACTTACCTTTTGATAGTGCTCTCACACCTCTGGGATCCTTACCTACTTTCTTCTTAGCAGCCTTACCTGCATCCATGATCTGTTTATATTTTTTCTGCTTTGCTTCCTTGTGTTTCTCTTGAGCTTTCGCTATGATTTCGTTTTTTAAACTTGTTGTTTCGATCATTTCTTTGTCCTTTGGCCACTCGTAAGAACAATTCCATGCCCGAAGAGACTTATTGATGCGACTGTCTGGATCTCTTGCAGTCTTTGCACTTGTAAGTTTCTTCTTCATACCTCTCATTCTGGCACAGAACGATTTCCTACGAGGATTACCTACTTTTTTACTGGGAGCTTTTAGGTCTGAACCAGGATTCTCACGTTCGTAAGACTTCCTGCCCTTTTCATTCAGACCACCCTCTTTATTTTTACCTGCCTTACGTGTCCACGCAGCAGCTTCACTCCTTACAATCTTATTGTCAGGTTCATTCTTTGCAAGATTTTTTGCTTTTTGTTTCTTAGAGATCTTAGGTCCTCCTACTATATCTCCATACTCATCTCTCTTTACTTCTTCCTTTCTCACTCTTCCTAAAAGTTCATCAACAGCCTTCTGCCTATCTTTCTCATGATAATTTACTCGTGTTTTATCTTTCTTTCCTCTCATCTTTACACCTCTACCTTTTTCAGTATTATATCTTCTTGCCTCAGTATCATCATATTTTTGATTTGACTTCTTACTACCTCTTCTATTACCAAATGTTCTTTGGTTTCTATCATTCATTTTTGCATAGTCATCTTTACCTTGATCTACCTTTGCTTCAGCCATTTTCAGTGCATCTAACTGATCTAATGCTTTTTGTGACCACCATATTGTAGCTTCTTTCATTTTCTTTTTGGGTTTGTCAGTTTTAACATAGGTTGGTTTAGCAGCACCACTCTTCTGTTGCTGATTTGGGTCTGCTTTTTTCTTACGTCTTTGTGCAGATAATCTTTCTGCCTTAGTCATAGACGCTCTCTTTGCAGATGATACACACTTAGGAGTTCCTTCACCAGGTTTGTCACTAGCACAAGTACCACCTGTGACTACATTGACCCACCCTTTCTTACCATCTTTTGATTTAGATTTAGAAAACCACTTGTGTAAGTTGCCTTCCTTTACTAGATATCCATCATGCATGACTTTATAACCTTTTGGAATTGGTTTACATTTTTGATCTGTATTACAATAGTATTTACCTTCACCACACTCCACTGCTACCGCCTCCTAAAATTGCAAGGTTTAATCCTGCCATAGTATACATCGCATTATGTATTGTAAGATCAGAGTCTTGTATCCATGGCTGTGCATCTTCATTATAAATCCAACATTGTAATGCACCATACTTTGCTTTTGGTATGGAGTCATCAAACCACCAATCATAATGTGGTGTATCGTCGGTTGCGGGGTAAGTCAACTACCTAACCCCTTACCTTTATCATAATTATCCTTTCCTCCATATCTTGCCATTGTCTCAATGTAGTCTCTAGTGTTTTTAAACCCACGTTTCTTAGCATCAGCAGCAGTTTGTTTCTTCTGATCTGCCATCTTCTTATACTTACCAGTACCACGAGTGTCTTTCTGACCCCTGACTTTCTTCTGTTGATTGCTACCCTTTCTCATGATAGCACCTTTACCATACTTGGCAATGATTGATTTCTTTACAGCATCAAGTGCAGCATCTCTATGCTTTTCTTCTTTCATTTGAGATGCTTTATGCTTCTTCATTCTCTCATCGTGTGCCTTCCTTCTCTCCTCTGGAGGTGCAGCGTTACCACCGTAACCTACTGCTCTTTTGTTTCGGATTGACATCTTACCATAGTTTGACGCACCTCTCTCATACTTTGCTTCAGAGAATTTAACCAATCTTGATACAGGTGTTGTGTTACCCATCTTATCAGTTACACCTACTGTTGCTCTAGGTTTGTCTTTAGTTCCACCCTTAAAATCTTTGTGAAGTTTTTTGAAAGACTTCTTACTCATCACATGATACTCAGTCTCCTCCATCTTAGTCTCTATGTAAGACTCAGGTTTCTCTTCATCCTCTTGTTTTTTCTTTTTAAATTTGTGAAATTTTTCAAAGGTTAACAAGTTCGTTTCAGTGTTATCGCTTTCAGCATTGCTTTCTGTGCTTTCTTCTGAGACTTCTTCGTTACTGTCATAAATTTTTTGTTCGGTAGATACTGATTTTTCATCGCCAAGTTCTTCAGCACGACGTTTCTTTTCGCACTTCATGCACCCGCAATCTTCACCATGGTTGAGAGTTTTATCTCCCTCCATGACATCCTCCTTCTTAGGATTTAGCTTAATTTTAGTTTTCTTTTCTTGTAATTGTTTAAAAGATAACATTACATCCCCTGTTTACGCATGAACTCCTTGAATGCAGGAGAGTTGATTCCTCTCTTAGGATCTTTCATTCTCGCTGCTCTTGATCTCTTATGA